GCAAGATTTCCAGACTTTTGCTGAGGCAATCTTCAAGCGATATGGAGAAACTGCGCAAGAAATTGCGAACGGTCCCGAAAGTGCTGGTGATCGATTGTCAGTTGTACTTCAGGAACTTAATGCAGAAGTTGGTAGCTTGTTGGAGCCAATCGGCGCTGCGTTCCAAGGAACATTTGCCTCGATTGCAGAAGCAATTATTGGTGCCACAAGGGCTCTTGCTAACTTCTTCAAGATTGGAGAAAGAGCCGTAGTTGAACAAAACACAATATTGATTCAAGCCACCAATAAATCAATTGCAAGTATTCGTAAGACTATTCGTGATTACAAGGCAGAGGCCGGGCCTGATCCTTTGGGTATCAGAGCAGGGTTGATTGCAGAGCAAGAACGCACAATCGCTGAGCTTGAAGGTAAAAGAGAAAGGTTGCGGGCTGAGATCAATCGTGCAACTAGAACGCAGACCCCAGATGTTGCTCAAGCTGCGCCTGGTCGTGGTTTGCCTGGTATTACACCTTCTGCCGGTGGTGGTGGCGGTGGTGGTCGTGCAGCAAGAGAGATTGTTGACCTTACTCAAGAGCAATTAAATATTGAGCTGCAGATTATTGAAGCCAGAAAATTAGGACAGGTTTTTAATGTTATTGCTCTAGAGGCTGACAGAAAGATCCTCGCTCTTGATCAAAAACGGATCGGCGCTAACCAAAAAGTTGTTGAGTTGGCCAAGATCACAGAAGAAACCGACAAAAAAGTAAAAGATCAGCTTGAAAAATCTATGCGAGCCATCATTGATGGAATCATAAAAGAGCAAGAAGAGCTTGCAAAAGCGTTGCAAATAGAAGACGAAAGGCTTGAAATCGTCAGAGAGTACAACAAATTACTGGAAGAACAGCAAACCCTTGCTGATCCAATGCAAGGATTCAAGGCTGGTTTGGACTCTTACGTTGAAAGCCTGGGTACTGCCTTCGATGCAGTTAAGAATTTCACAGAGGTTGGGCTGAAGGGAATCGGTGATGCGATCTCTGAACTTGTTACGACCGGGACGTTGGACTTCAAGAAGTTTGCTGCTGGGCTCTTGAAGGAAATGTCTGAGATCATCGTTCGAGGTCTTTTCTTACGCAGCATCTTGTCAATCTTTGGCGTTGGACAGCCAGCCGTATCGTCGCTTGATGCCTTAGGCGCAGGCTTCAGTATGGGCACAGATCTTGCCGGAATGTTGCCAAATGCGATGGGCAATGCTTACGCCAAAAACGGGATTGTTCCGTTTGCCAAAGGCGGCATTGTTGATAAGCCAAAGATCTTCCCCTTTGCCAATGGCATTGGATTGATGGGTGAAGCAGGCCCTGAAGCGATCATGCCTTTGCGTCGTACTTCAAGCGGTCGTCTTGGCGTTGAGGCGACTGGTGGTACAAGCAACATCGTCGTCAATGTCGATGCAAGCGGTACTCGCGTGCAAGGTGATGACACACGCGGCAAGCAGTTGGGTGGTGCCATTTCTGCAGCAGTGCAGGCAGAATTGATTAAGCAACGCCGCCCTGGTGGTTTACTCGCAAGCTGATGGCTACCTTCCCTGACATCGCCCCTGAATATGGAGCGTCAAAACAAGCAAAGCCCAATGTACGCATTGCGCAGTTTGGCTCTGGGTACAGCCAGCGCACAACATTTGGGTTGAATCAAGACCCTAAGACTTGGAGTCTGACGTGGAATTATCTAGAGGCTACTGATGCAAACAGCATCGAGGACTTTTTAGAGGCGCGTGGTGGTGTTGAAGCATTTGAATGGACCCCACCAGATGACACGACAGAATACAAGTGGATCTGCCGAGAATGGACTAAAGCCATGCCTGTTGGCTTGAGGTTCACCATGACAGCAACTTTTGAGCAGGTATTTGAGCCATGAGCACACCACTAGCGATCCAAAGAGAGATTCAGAAGCTTGAGCCTTCGGCAATTATTGAATTGTTTGAAATGAAGCTCACTGAAAATATAAACGGCATTTCCACCACTTTTCGGTATCACGCCGGGACAAATCAGCTGAGGAACGACATTGTTTTCAATGGCAAGACGTATGAAGCTGCCCCCATCGAAGTAGATGGATTTGAAGTCACAACAAAGGGCTCATTGCCTCGCCCTTCTATGAAGGTGGCAAATGCCAACAGCGCGATTTCTGCTCTAATTATCCTCTACAACCCTTTAAAAGCAGAAGTTAAAAGGATCAGAACCTGCAAAAAATTTCTTGATAGCGCCAATTTTTCGGGTACAAATCCGTCAGCAGACCCGACCGCCAAGTTTGAGGACGAGATCTGGTACATCGATCGAGTGGCTAGTGAGAATCCGGAATTGGTTGAGTTTGAGCTGACAAGCAAGCTAGACCTGATGAATCTTGCTCTGCCTCGTCGGCAAGTCTTAGAGCATTGCCCTTGGCAGTATCGAGGTTCAGAGTGTGGATACAGGGGAACTAGATACTTTGATTTAAACGATGACTCGACAACAAAGGCGAATGATTCATGCGCGAAGCGATACACCAGTTGCGCCAAGCGATTCAGGAAAGGCCCCTTACCTTTTGGGGGATTCCCCGGCGCAAGACTTCAGGCTTGATGCGGAGGCTCATGCAAAAAGAGAATTGCCGAACGAGGCGTGTGGAGTTGTTGTGGCAGGTCGTTACATACCTTGCCGTAATATCGCTGATCGTCCTGAGCAAGACTTTGTCTTAAATCCTGTCGATTATGCGCGTGCTGCATTGACCGGAAGAATTGAAGCTATCGTGCATTCACACCCACAAGGCGGTCCAGCAAGTAAAGCTGATCTTGCAGCCTGCAAGCACACCAAACTGCCTTGGCACATTCTCCTGCTGCCTGATCGCAAATGGTTGACTATCAATCCCTAGTCGGCCTGCGCTGGGAGTATGGCGTCAATGATTGCTTTACGTTGGTGCGTCAATGGTTCAAGCTGCAAGGAATTGAACTACCTGAGTTTGCGCGACCTGAGAACTTAGAGATTTGCGACAGCATTTTTCTTGAACAGGCAGAAGCGATTGGGTTTGAACAGGTTGAATATGGCAAGCGATTGCCAGGCGATATTTTGATCATGCGACTGCATACACGAACGCCGATGCACGCGGCGATTCTGTTGCCTGATGAGTTGATTCTGCATCAGCGGCAAGACTCATTGAGTGCAATCGAGCCGTTGCGACGCTACTATGTCGAAAGGATTGCAGCAGTGTTCCGCTATGCAGCAGGTCGTCCGACTGCTGGGTGATCTGGGTGAGCGGTACGGCACCGAGCACGCATATCACGACCTGAGATCGCCTGCTGAAGCGATTAAGTTGTTGTGCGTCAATTACCCAAAGCTTCAGGAGGAGCTGATCCAAGCGCATGAGCATGGCGTTGGTTATCGGTTGATTCAGGCTGATGTTGATTTGGGGTATGAGGATCTTGCATTGCCGTTAGGCAGCAATGATTTGATTTTGACGCCTGTTGTCACGGGTAGTGGTGATGGCTTAGGCCAGGTGTTGGCTGGTGTTGGCCTTGTGGCATTTTCCATTCTGACGGCTGGTGCTGGTGCTGGTTTCCTTAAGTTGGGTCTTGGCCTGACGTCTGGAACATTCACTCTGAGTTCTGCAGCATCAGTAGCTATCGGCTCAATCGGCACCAGCTTGATCCTTGGCGGTGTCGCTCAGATGCTGTCACCTCAACCAGTCATCCCCAATCTTGGTGGCGTTGGTGGCGGCAGAATACGAGGCAGCGGTGAATCCGGCGCGACTGATGGCCCTCAGTCAATCACACGGGGCACTAACGGCAGGCAGTCTTACATGTTTACCGGGGCCGCAAATACGGTTGGCGTCGGGGCCACAGTCCCTGTTATCTATGGTCAGGTCATTGCTGGGAGCCAGCTTTTATCAGCCGAGGTCATCGTTTCTGACGATTCTGATCCTTTGAAAAGGGCGATTAAAGATCCAGGCCCTAACACCGTGACTGTCGGCGGCGAAAAGCTCAATGGCCTGACATACGCATCTGGTTTTAGATTTAGAAGATGGGATAAGAATTTACTGAAGCCTCTTGAGGCAAACAGGAAAAGAACTGTACAGCTAGAAGAAGGCAATATCGTTGACCTTGCAGATGTTGACTACAAAGAAGACAAAAGAAGAAGTAACTACATGATTTTCTTTGAGCTGACCAACGGCTTGTTTGATTATGTAAGCGGCCCAGGTACGACGCTGGTAGATGGATATATCACGTTCGAGGTTTCGGTCTCCGCTCAAATTGAGGGCCCTGATGCGGACGTTGCGCGGTTCCAGGTAACGGTTCAGGGACTCTTGACAAAAAACCAAGTCTATCGTTGGATGCAATATATTCGTTATCCCAAGATTGATGACACCGCTGAGCCGGGAGACATTTACACAAAAGTAAAAATAATTGACTTTCAAGCGGCAAGTGGCTGCAATTTAAAAATCCACCACAATGGTTACGAAATTTTCAAAAGCAAAAAATACTGGACTGCCCCAATATCCTCTTGATTCATGGCGCTGAACTCTACTTCTGTCATCAGGATTGTCGATCTCTTGGGCGAAGGGCCGATTCAAGGGCTCGTTGGCGGATCTCGTGCGGTTTATTTAGACGAAACTCCAATTCGTTCTGGAAGCACGCAAAACTTTGAAGCTGGCACTGTCAGTTATGACTTTAGGCCAGGAGAAAAAAATCAATCGCACTTGCGTCAGGCTAGGGGCAAAAGTTCGACCGTAAATAATGTATCGCTTGAGATTGGTGAAAATTACAGCGAAGATTTAAATTCTGATAACGAGGTAAGAAAGCGTAATTATGGTGCAGGGCGTCTTGTCAGGCAGATCACAGATCCAGAGGTTGATTCGTTTCGAATTTTGTTCAACATACCTCGACTATTTTCGACTGCGCAAGAAGGGTTGGCGAGGGGGCAACTTTTCAATGCAACAATCACTGTCGCTGTAGACGTGCAAAGAC